AGTTATTGAAGTTTTTTGATTTCTGAAAGTAATCTAAAATTAGATATCCATCTTCTAAGAATTCAACTAGCTCTTCTTTTGAGCAAATTGGTTCTTTACCTTCATCGGATTCTTTGATAAAAAATTCTCTCATCTTTTCTTTAAGAAAAGCCTTCGTATCCATTCCCTTATCAGCTTGTGATTTGGAGATACGAAGGCATCTACTTAAATACTCTTGCAATGTTTCGTGCATTGCTGAACCAAATACAGAATGTATATTGGATTTCGATGTGGATAAACCATCTATATAAGATAGTTTATATTGTTGTGGACAATTACTCCACATACTATATTGTGAAAATGATACTCTAGCCATATAACAAATATACGAATTTTATTTCAATAAACCAAAGAATTATATCTTTAATTTAAGTTTCGTAATTTGTTTTTTTTCTACGCCATACATTTCACAAATGTATTTGATATTCTCTCTACCTTCTCTAGTCGAGTAGAGAATATCTATATATTCTAATGCCTGTGATTCTGGCACCGAATAATCTTTCTTAACTAATTCAACCAAAAACTCCTCATACTTATCTTCAGATTTACCTTTAGTATATTTTAAATATTGCTTACCTTTTGGTAAAACGCCAATATACAATTTGTACATCTCCTTTGGTTGAAGAGTTTGGGTTAAAGGTAATAATGATGCAATGAGTTCAACCCATTCCGGCTTCATAGAAAGGAATCGATTAATCATAAAGTTACTCCACGATTTTAAATCCTCTTCCGATAACTTATCGAAATAGTTTGGGTCTTGCTCGGCCGTAATTGCATTAAGATGGTCAAATAACTTTTTAACTGCCATTATTTTTCTTCTTTTGAAATTTGTAATTCTTCTGGTAAGAACTCTTGTAATGGTTTACCGCAATTTGTACATAAGAATACTTCGAATGGCATAACAGTATCTTTATCACCACCGGTTAATAACTTAGAAGCCTTACGGAATCTATAACCCGGCATAAAGATTAAATTACCACATTCACATGGTACATCTCGTGTATCTTTTAAATCAATTTGCGGTTGTTGAAATTGTTCGTTTATCATTTTATAATATTTAAAATTTGAATAATTGTGCTCATAAACACTATCTCTTTATCTACTACTAAAGCATCTTTAGATAATCCATCTGCAATAGTAAGTATTACATTTGCTGTATTTCCAGCTGCGTAATCATCAACCTTATCATATAACATAGAATACATTTCTGAATAATCATTTAAACGATTATCTGCTACTGCTTGTCTAATGTTTATGAATAAGTTTCTTTTATCATTGGATGATTTAAGAAGTTCAATCAGTTTAGTTTGAAAATTAGATTCAACCATAATTGCATGGTCTACTTTCAATTCACCTTTAGCCGATTGTAGTTGGCAAGTATTTAGGATTCTACGAATATCTGGATAATATGAACTAACTATATCAGCTACATTCTTAATATCATATGTAATCTTTTCTGCATCCAAAATCTTACTAACCTGAATTGCTACATCCTTTTTAGTTGGAGGTGTGATTGCAAATGATTGACATCTACTTTGAATCGGGTCAATAATCTTCTCAATGTAGTTACACGTTAAAATGAATCTACAATGCTTACTGAATGTTTCCATTAAGTTACGAAGAATTGCCTGTGCGTTTGGAGTCATATAATCAAACTCATCTAAGATGATTACTTTGAATCCGGAGAATCCTACTGATGATGCAAATCCTTTTACTTTGTTACGAACGGTATCAACATTATTTTCATCCGATGCGTTGATAATCATAAAGTCACATTTGATTGTGTTTACGATTAACTTTGCTAATGTGGTTTTACCCGTACCCGCTTTACCATAAAGTAGTAAGTGAGGGATATCGTTGTTATCCAAATATTGTTGGATTGTTTCTTTGATGGTTTCATTACCAACGTAATCAGCTAAAGTTTGTGGGCGATATTTTTCTACCCATAAACTATGCTCTCTTTTATTAATATCGTTTGCGAAAAAGCTCATATTGTATTATTTTCCTGTTGAACCGAATCCGCCTTGGCCTCTATCGGTGTTATTTAATTCATTTACTTCTTCAAATTCAATTGTTGGATGTGGGATAATCATAATTTGACAAATCCTATCACCCACTTTATATGCAAGTGAATCCAATCCGTTTTCTTTTTTAAATGTAGCTTGGATTTCACCTCTATATCCACTATCAATTACACCAACTGAATTTGATAATATTAACTCATACTTCCTAATTGATGAACGAGGAAATACTAATCCTACAAATCCTTCGGGAATTTCTAATGCAATATCAGTTCCATATGTAACATCAAATGTTGTATTGGATATAATTTTAGTTGCTACTAAATCCATACCAGCATCCCCACTTTTTGCATAGGTGGGGATAATGGCATCGGAATGTAATTTTTTAATCTTTACTTTCATTTTCTTTTTTTCTTTCTAATTTTGTTTCTTCGGAAATTGGTCTTGGGAAAAGTCTAAAGGTCATTCCATTTTGTTGGAAATTTAATCCTTGTCCTTCAGTTGGTTCAATTTTCATTTGTAATGGTGAAGCGATTTCGCCTTCGTTTGAGAATGCAAATACCACCGGCTCATTGTTAAAAAATTGAAAACACCATTCCGCATCTAAGATTGGGGTTGCTTCAGGTACTCCAATGCTACCCGCATCTTGTTGTTGTAATTTCTCTTCTGGAAATAAATCTAATTGTTCTGCCATTTTTATTAATTTGAAATTTCTACTAAATAATATTTACATACGAAATCATCGATAATGAATTCAACGTGCGCCAATCCATCGGCTGATACGTTAAGTTTAGCGGATGTTGCTTCTTTGTTAGCCGTTAAGATTTCTTTAAGATACTTAGCGGAGAAAGAAATTGGTTTAACTTCACCGGCATATCCTTTTTGGCAAGTGAATGTTACTCTATTTGTGGAAATGGTTGAATAACCGATTGCCATTTTCAAATCACCATTTTCAGTAAATACAGTAAATGTATCGATATCACTCAATGCACCTTTTGCTTTGATAAACTTATCAATCATAGTAGATGCCATTTCAATTGCGATACCAAATTCAGGCAATACTTTCAAATCTGGCACAACAGGAATTACACCCAAATCAGCCAATTGATACGAAGTTTCAGTTTCTTCTGAATTTAACTTTAATACAGTTGCTCTATCGCCAACCATATCAACATTTAAAGATAAATCATTATCTAAAATGCCTAATAAATTTTTTAACAATGATGTAGTGTAAATACCAACATTGAATGGTTTTGATGTAAAACCATTAAAATCCACTTCACCCAACATAGTCTTATCATCTGAAATGAAACGTACAGATAGTTTGTTTCCTTCTGCATTCCATGCTACTGATTCGATAACTCCACCTAGTGAATACTTTTGGATGAATCTTTGTAAATTTTGTTTGTTCATAATCTAATTTTTAAATTTTATTTTTATTGTTATTGTGTAAATATACGAAAATATTTCGAATGTTCCAAATTAAAATGAGAAAAACTTTTTCGCAGTTAGGGCTTCAGTTGAAGCTTTCTGCCATTTAAGTGCGGTATAGAAATCATCTACCTTATTTTCCATATCCGATACATATAATTTATCTCTATCAATGTATTGTTCTACGAAATCCATAATTTCCTTCGGGTCATTATAATCCTTAAACGCCACAGTCTCCAACCCCAACGGATTATTTTTAAGATATACCCATTTTACTTTATCACCATCTCTAATTGGTTCGTGCTTATATGGTGCATTAAAGAACTTTAATAATCGATTATAAGTAATTCCAGCTTTAACGTGCGCCGGAGTTCCTTTCTCAAAAGATGCAATTGATAACCCACTATCTTTTCTCCAAGTACCATTATCATATTTACTTAACTCTTTAATTGCTCCACCCTTTGCTATCTTATTAACCGGCAAATTAATCATACTAGCTTTAAATGCTAATAACTTTGTATCAACATACTCATTATCTTTACCCATAAGGATATCTTTCAACATACCACTCATTTGGTCCTGAAATGCTTTGGGGAAAGATGAACGAACTACATCCAATCCTTTAACATCTAACTTATCGCATGGAATACCATTTTTTAATACCATCCATTGAGCGTATCTCTTCTTTGCTACCCAAAATCCTGCTTTACTGATATATTCTTTCTTAATCTCAAAACGATGTTTCTCTTTTGGAATAAAGAAGAATCTTTCAGCCAACATATCATAGAATGAATTTAAGAATGTTTGTGTTTCAGTTGCGATGTTATCCACTTCAACTGCCATTCTCTTCTCATCGAATGTCTTATAATCTGGGTATCTATGTTTTACCAAAGGCTCTGCCATCATATAGATTGAATCCGTATCAATATAGACATTGTAGTCATCGGTTGTTCCTAATTCTTTCCAATATTTTCTATTTGCCATCTCCGCCGTTTTCTTAATAACAGTTTGACCCGTAACCGTAACTGCCTCTGCATTATCAATATCGTAAAACCGAAAGGCAGGAAGGCCAAGAACACCATACATAGAATTAAGAAGAATCTTCTGAACAAGCTGCCTTTTAGCATAAAAGTCATATTTCTCCGTATCACCCGCTTCACCATATTGTTTTTCTAATTTTCTAAACTCAACACGCTTTTCAAACCAATCATTTAAAATATCAGCGATAAGACCCTTCTTATCCTGTGTATATAGAACCCCATTTGCCGCAACACCTAAATTACTATCTTTGATAACTTCCTTCAGTTCCTGAGTCGTATATGAGTACTCATCACCATCCTTACCCACTAACTTATATGTCGTATCTAATCCTTTAATATTAGCCTCTGCATCCCAATTTTCAATCTTACCAACTTTCGTTTCGGGACTGATATTTAGGGTCATAATAATTGATGGGTATAGGGATGTTAAATCCAAATCATAAATCCAATCATACTTACCAACAATAGGTTCTTTTACATATGCTCCAATAAACTTCTCTTGGTTGTTATCTCTAAGAGCCTGCATTCTTTCTTTCCTATCTCGTGGTTTATTGGTTGCTACCAATCCTTTCTTTTTAAGATATCCTAAACAAGCTCCTTCTAACCATTTTGATGAATAAATGTAATCTTCATATGGTACATATCCAGCGTGACAAACGGCTCTACATAATTCAATAAATTGAAGTTTATCATCCATCGATACAACTAAGTCCACATCGACAATGTTGTACTCAATAAACTTTTCCAAATCGTTTTCGAATAAATCATCTAAACTTCCTTCGTACTCAATCTTACCTCTACCCAATTCTTTTGTTGCAATATAATTTAGAGTGTAAGATGCTTCCAATGAATATGTGTATGTTTTATATAGGTTGATGTAATCCAAAATAGATACACCACCAAAACTAAACTTCTCTCTATATGGTGACCAGAATGCCTGTCCTATTGGTGATAATCGTTTAGCATGTCCTTCACCACATACATTCTTTAATCGGTTATACAAATAGGGAATATCAAAGAAGTCAATATTCCAACCCGTTAGAATTGTTGGGTTTACTTCTTCGTAATAATTAAGGAACGCCTGTAATAGATTTCTTTCGTTATCGAATATGTGAAGAGTAACCTCTCTACCATCTTTGTTAAAGTTTTTGGCTTTATTCTTAACCTTACGTTCTTTATCTAATACAAATACATCATACAGCTTTGTTGCTCCATCGTGTGCAGCAATTGCCGTAATTTCATTCTTTGCATCTTTTGTGTTTGGTAGACCTGATATCATTTCTACCTCAATATCAAATGTGAGAACTCTATGCCCTTTCGATGGTAAATCGTTTTCGTATATATCTACCAAAACTCTCGTTGTTTCGGGAACATCCGATTCAAATAAATCTTCGGCATCTTCCTTTTCCCACTTACCAACTTTGCTTAGTTTATCACCATACATAGAAAGATACTCACCATGTGTATCTCGTTTGTACGCATACTTTCGATATGGGAATGTTTGATATCCACTTTTATCATCCCATAGATGAATTAAATTCTTTTGCCTTTCGTAATAAATATTTTGATACATTATCCTCTTAGTTTTTCGTTTAATATTTTAATCATCCTACTATCGTTTTCAGATAGCGACTTTGCTCTCTCAATTGCTTTATTAGATAATTCTAATCTATGATTTTCATCATCTAATATTTTATCTAACATATCAAACAAATCCTTTTTATATTTAAAGAATAACCCATTTGGGTCTATCTCTTTGTAACAATCTGATTCCTGAAATATCATAGGAGTACCATTCATCATACAATCGGTAGCTGCTACACTCCAACCATAATTAGTCTGCCTCATTTGAATTCCAACGGAGCAAGATTGTAATTTCTTATAGTAATCGTGCTTAGCTACTTTAGTATTATCAATCCAATTAAATTCAGGCTTACCATCCAATTGAGGCACCCAAACTTTGAAATCTTGTCTACGTCCTCTATACTCTTCCATCAACTTAATAAACGATGGATATCCTTTATATGCAGCTGCCCTATGATTGAATACAATAACCTTTTCTTTTGGTTTAGGCGATTCGATGATTTTTGTAACATCTATTCCTAAATTCCATACTACTAATATACTACTTAATTTTTGAATAAACAAATCATTGAACCATAATTTTGCTTCTTCTAAAACTCTATCTTTTTGTTCTTGTGTATTTAGGAAGCAAGTTTCCATTTGAGATACCCCCAATAATTCAATCGGCATCCATCTCCATTTGTTTTTTCTATCTTCTGCATTGCAAGATTTCATTTCCCACCAATGGCAATATCCAATTACATTGGTTTTGAAATCGTTCTTATATCTACCAACTTGCGGCCAATCGGGCAAATGAGAATATATTACATCATATTCTAATGTTTCCAACAAACGATTCATATCGGGTGGATATGTTCTCATTTTAATCATATCGCCTGAAAATTGAAGTATGTGTTGCTTTACATTTATTAGATTTAATTTCTTAACGGGTTGTGGTAATATAATATTCCAAAAGAATTCTCCATGCGATTCCAATGATTTTATATGATTGTATATAACATCCACAAAAGAATCCTTTTCAATATTGGAAGAGTTGGTGATATTAGGTATCACCAACACTTTCCTTGCTTTATTATAATCTATACTTTCCCAAAAATTCATCTATTATTTTTTTAATTCGGATAAAAACTCATCACCATGCCTAGCGCCTTTCTTCAAATTTAAAGATTTTGAAGTTACACGCAAATTATTATATTCGGTAACACCACCCTTAGCAATTCCCCAACTTCTAGGAATGTGGTGGTCTCCTGCTAATTCATTTCTTTCAAGTTCTTCACCTGTATAAAAGCATTTACCATCTTGCTCTTCCCATTTTTGTAGGATTTGAGCTTCACTAAATGTTTCTTTGGGGTCTAATGCTAACAAACCGAATGAGTCAACATCGCCAAATTGGGTTTTATCAGCATCTTTTTCTTTATTAAGAACCCAACAAATTGTGCCAATTGCATTTTTGTTTTTACCACCGAATAACTCATTAAATGGTTGCATTTGATTACCATTTAACATCGTTTCATTCATATACAATTTATCATTCGTATTACTCCATTTTCTATATACTTCAAAGAACTTCTTTGTATATTTTTTTACATCAACCGCATATGATTGATTTCTCAATGAATCTGCGTAAAGTACAAGTATCATAGATAACCAAGGTGTTAGCTTATCTTTGTGTATTTTTTCAACCGATGTAATTACTTTATAAGAAAAATCCAATAACTCATCCATTTCTTTCTTAAACTTATTGAATAAAACTTTTTTCGTAAAATCGCCACTACCTCTTTGTATATCCTTAACCCACTTTGTAAGTGCGGCGGGTGTTACGCCATTTTCAAATCCGTGCTTTTTCAAAAATATAATTTCGGAAAACCATTCATCAACTTCCATTCTACCTTTTAAAGCAAATGATGGTGAAAAATGTTTAAGTACATCTTTAGTCTTATTACCTCTCTTATCGGTGATAATAGTTTGTCTTTCAAATAAATCATGCATTTCCTCAAACCTTGCAGTATCACGAATATAAGATGATAATAAACCACGAACAGCGTTTCGTATTTCCTGCTCTTTCATATCATTCACATTATTCAATATGTTTACAAACAAATCTGAAATCATATCATCTTCCAAATTTTCATACCATAAACAAGATATACGATATTCCATTATTTTAGAATAAAGTTTTGGAAATTTACTTTTAATTGTTTTAATATCACAACCACGACAATCCATACCATCTATAATATATGCATCATCTATTGGTAATTTAAATTTACCATCAATGAAATCCAATGGAGCACTAACACGTTGTTGTCCATCAACGATTTCAAATCTAAACCCACCACCTTCGGTTGGTATTACTCTAATGTGAATTTGTGGAATACGAGCGTAGCTCTTTGAAAGAATTGTAAGAATAATTGCTTGCTTCCAATCTAACCTTGCAACTTTCTCTCTTTGGTACTCTCTAGCACCTGTTTCTAATGATACACCATGTGCATCTTTTAAAAATTGAACTGAAATATCACCATTGTGTGATATTGGGTCTTGTGTTTGTCCGAATTGCTTTTCGGCGTTTTCGCAGTTTAAATACATATTTTATGTTTTAATGTTAAAGCGTTGGTCAATTGAGTAATAGTAACCCAACATTTAGCAACACTTATAAATTGTTTACTATGTAAAGATACGAAAAATATCCCAAACTACCAAATAATTAGGGATATTTTATATAACAGGTTGATAATCAATGAGTTATCTACCAACCTCTTTTAAATAGGCTTCTTTCATTTGCTCCCATGTCATACCAATGGAATCAACATAGAATAATACTTCGGGTTTGATTCTACCCTCATCGTATAGTTTTGTATATCGTTTGATGGCTTTATCCTTCCACCATTTTGTAGTATATTCGTTTCCTTTAGCAAACTTTTCATTAATGATTAAATCCTTTTCTTCGATGTTCGATTTTAAGAATTCATTACCATTTTGGTATATTGGTGCAAAATACACACCTCTTTGGAATCCGTGGTCATAAGCGTTTCCTTTGATTCCCAATTCTTTGAAAATTGCCTGAATAATCTTTTGTTTAATTCCACTTACAGGTCCGTTCTTTTCGTACCCCATATTAGCACCATTACGCTCTCTTTCATCCATAATATGTGTCTTATACCATTCGGAACGATTTTCTTTAATCCATTGATGCCAAGGATTGTAAACTGAATCATCTGGCTTTGTAGAAATCTTACCTTTGGATTCCCCCAATGTTTTGAAATGAGGAATACCATTATATTGTGAATGAATGCCATATAAAGATGTTGTACCTACCCCAACTAATGGGTTATCATATTTGGTTTTCCAATATGCTCTAACTTCGGGTGCAGTTGATAATGCTGCTATTAACTTACCACCTAAGAAGTTATAACCAAATGGTTGAGTTGATACGATGGTTGTAGCAATAGATGTACAATTTAATTTACCTTTCTCAAACTTATCTTCTTTAGTCCATCCTATATATTCATCTCTAACTCCCAATGAAGTAATATCAGAACCTAAACAAATCTGTCCTAATATCTTTCCACTTGTTCTATCTTTAACATATATCTTTACGTTTCTGCCAGGATTAGCAGAAAACTCCATTGTGTGGATTAGTTTACGAATTTCAGTCCAACGAGTTGATTCCTTCGGGTCATCTTCCACGATTTCTACATAAGGGTCTAATGCTTCAATTTCTGAAATAGTTAATTCCTTATTGTTGATATCAGCTGGCTTCCACAATGAATCATAATATGATTGTAACGCAGGTAATCGTTTCATATGCGTAACTCTATCAGCATTCCACTCAATCCACTTCTTATATAGAGTTTGTTCTTCTACTGACATTTCTTTAAGATAGTCCAAATTTTCAATGAACTTTCTTTTCATCACATCATAATCAAATGTGGTTGTGTTTGTTTCTTCGCCTGTGTTCCAAAATTTCATATTACAAATATAACTAATTAATTTTAAATTACCAAAATTTGGCATCTATTTCTGATTCGGGTGCAATTGTTTCCCACACCTGAATATCTTTATTGAACGCTCGTGTGTCTTTTGGATAAGGTCTGATTTCGTGTTTGAAAGTTTTCATAATTGCTTTCTTTTCTTTCTTATCAGCTGTAACGATTTGAAGATATCTATGCTTTGGTGGCTCTTCTCTTCTCCAAAATTGCTTATATCCATCCTTACCAATTTCTCTACGAAGATGTTCTAAATTACCACTACCCCACTTTGTAAACACAGTCCTACTATGAATCCATTTGAATGGGTCATTTGATAAAGATATACCATAATTTGGCATTAGTGCAATATCAGTATTTAACCCCTGATAAATCCAATTTGTTGCTTGATATATTCCACCCAAATGTTCTTGTCCATTATCTGCATAAGAAATAAGTGCTTTAATAGCCTTATCGTTTTCTCTAAACCATTTGAATGATTGTCCCATTGCGTATGATTCGATGTTAGAGCCATACCCATCATCACAATAAAGACGAGTTAATTCTAATACGTTATCTTTTGTAAGTAAATCAGAAATAGAAGTTGCTGCTCTTGCTCCAACCGGAAATCCGTAAACCAAACATCCAATTAATTTATTATCTTCACCTAATGCATTGGATTCATCCATTTTATAGAAAATACCCAAAGCGTATCTACAAGCTGTCCAAGCGTGTGTGTAGTGTTTCTTTACGATAATATCTTTTGCTACATCTTTGGTGATTGGTGCAATATACACTTTGGATGTATCGCAATAATTTTTGCCTTCTTCTTTCATAACTTTATTTTATTGGCTCTAATTTGAGTATCTCTTCCACAAATTCCACGTTTAATTTTGGATATGGTAGAGATGGGTATTTTAATGATTTAAATAATTTCTTTTTTTCTTTACCATGTGATAGTATATAAACGTACCTATGTTTGCGTGGTTCTTTTTTAATCCAAAATGGCACTGATACCATTGTTTGAATTATCTTTGGGTCATTCGTACCATATCTTACAAAGGATGTTCTACTATGATGCCACTCCTCATCTTCCTTCCATTTAAAACTCCAACTATCATTTGGTCTGATTCTATTTCCCTGATATACCCAATTTGTTGCTTGATATACAGTTCCTAAATGTCCAACTTTTGGGTCTGAATATGATACTAATGCTTTGATATGTGGTGCATTTTCTCTTAACCAATTGAAAGTTTGTCCGACAAACCAACTCTCAATATTACTACCATACCCATCAAATACAAATAAACGGGTAAGTTCTAAAACTTCCGTTCTATCTAATGTTTCAGATATGGATGCGCCGGAATGTCTACCAATCGGGTCACCATAGCAGGCAACTCCAATAAGTTGTTCGTTTACACCACCAAAAAATTTGTGCTCATCGTTTGATATATAAAATAAACCAATAGCATAAGATACTTTCGTCCATATTCCACTATAATGGTTATTAACGATAATGTCTTTTGCTATATCTTTACTTACTAATCTAATTGAAAGTTTCGATATATCACAATAATCTTTTCCTTCTACTTTCATGTAACTATTTTACCCAATCATTGAATGCTTCTTCAAAGGCAGATACTCTATCTCTCTTAGGATTTTCCTCCATAAGTTTTTTAGCCGCATCCAATACTTCTTTCCACAATCCATATGAATTGGCTTCCAATAGAATCTCTTCGATTTGTTCTTCTGCACTCATAACCTATTGTTGCTTTTCATATGGCCACTTAATCATATGTGTCCACGTTTGGTTTGTAACTATTTTTTTAATGTTAGCAGAAGATACTCGGTAGTTTCTAGCAATAACATTAATATTTCTATGACCTACTCTATATAGTTCTCTGATTTGCAGTATCTGCTCTTCAGTTAATTTGTGCATTGGATGCGCTTCTCCTCTTAACATACGTCTAATATAACACTTTTTTTTGAGAATCACAAATATTTTACTTTAAATTTTCGTTTATAGCGTTAATATATGCCATTTTAGATGATACTCCTGTAAATCTTTCAACTTCTTCACCATCTCTTTCAATGATTACCGTTGGAACTGAACGAACGCCATACTTAGTTGCTTCATCATAAGCTTCATCTACATCATAATCTTCAAATTTAACATTCGAAAATTGTGTTTTTACTTCATTCATTACCGGAGCCAATGCTCTACACGGCCCACACCATACTGCACTAAATTTCTTAACTGTTACCATTTGTTTTGTTTTTAAATTCATCATATGCATCCAACAATGCGTCTACAACCGGATGTCTATGATTTGTTAATAATGTTTGTGAATCCATATCCTTAATCTTCTTTGCAGCTGATAATAAGAATTTAAATCCACTATCTCCTCTATATTTTAAATCTACTTGCTGTGTATCGCCACACACAACCATTTTACTTCGTAATCCCAAACGAGATGTAATCATTTCCATTTGGTCGTTTGTGCAGTTTTGAGCTTCATCTACTATAATGAATGCATCTAAAAATGTTCTACCTCTCATAAATGCAAGAGGTACAATTTCTACTTGCCCACTTTCTAAAATCTTATCAATCTTTTCTTTGTTATATAATTGATAAAAATTCGAATAGATTGGTTGCATCCAAGGCTCCATTTTCTCTCTCAAATCACCCGGCAAAAATCCAATTTCTTCTTTACTTACCGTTGGGCGAGTTATGATGATTTTGTTTACCGTCTTTTTAAATAACATATCCAATGCAACCTGGCAAGCTAATAGTGTTTTACCACTACCGGCTTTACCACTTAGAATTGTTATAGCGTTACTTAAAATCTTTTCCTTAGCTACCTTTTGTTCCTCATTTAATTGTAATTGGAATTTAATAGGGCCTTTTGGATTTTCGGTTTTTTCTTCTCTAATTTTATCTGTCAATTCTTTGTGTTTTGTTGATTGATTTTCAGCCATATCATTTTTAATTAGTTATCCTTCACAGCTTATACACTCCGGGTCCATAGCTTTTGCAGCTATATCACCTCGTAAAACTGATTCGGTTCTCATATAATATAATGTTTTAACTCCTTGCTTCCAAGCTTCTAAGTGAACTTGATTAATCCATTTAGGGTCAGCGGTTGCGGGAAATGCCAAATTTAGGGAAACCGCTTGGTCTATATATTGTTGTCTTATACCAGCTTGTCTTACTAAATCTAATTGGTTAATTTCCTTAAATGTTTTGAATACATCCTTAACTGAACTACATCTATGTGCCCTTTCATCTATTGATACTTCCTTACATTCAACTAATTTATCACCTGAAAAACACCATTCATCTAAAAAGTCCAAGTCTTGTACTGAACCACCATCTGCTAAAATCTTATCCCATACTTCTTTGGTATTTTTACCCATCTTACGAAGTACTCTTTCCAATTCAGGATTCTTTCTAATGAAAGTTCCTTTTGATGTTTGTTCCGTAAACACATTAGCTGCCCAAGGTTCAATACCACTACTTACATTACCACTCAATTTAGAGTTTGATACCGTAGGTGCTACTGCTCTTAGGTGAGTATTACGGAATCCACTTTCTTTACACCATAGTGGTTCACCATATTCATTTGCCAAATCTCTACTTGCTCTTTCAGATTCAATCTTTAATTGAGAGAAAATCTTACGAGTTTCAAATTGAGCTTGCAATCCTTCAAATGGTAATCCTTTTTGTTGTAAGTAAGTATGCCATCCTAATACACCCAATCCTAATGCTCTACCTCTTTCTGCTGAACGAACTGAATTCTCAAATCCTTTCATATTCTTAGCTCTCTGAATAAATTCTTCTAATACACCATCTAAGAATACTGTAGCCGTATAAACTAAATCAGTATCTTTCCACTCATCGTATTTTGCTAAATTAAGTGAACTCAAACAACAAACGAATGAATGTTGCTCATCGGTATGTAAAACGATTTCTGAACATATATTAGTCATATGTACTTTCAAACCATTCTTCTTATACATTTCAGGATTTGCTTTGTTTACATTTCCTTTGTACATAATGTATGGTTCGCCAGTTGCTTTTCTTTTTTGTAATAACTTACCCCACTTTCTTCTAGCATCAGAATCGCCCTCTTCCAACTTCTTCATAAATCTATCACTAATTACAACACATTGATGTAAGTTAAGTGATTGACGATTAACATCGCCTTTAGGTTCTCTAATCTCTAAGAAATCTTCAATATCTTTATGTTCAATTTTAATGTTTACCGATGCTGCTCCTCTACGAACACTTCCCTGATTTGTTGCAAGAATAGTTGAATCGTAGATTTTACAAAAAGGCACTACCCCATCAGATGTACCATTTCCTGTGATTTTAGTACCTGCAGGTCGAATCATATTGATTCCGATACCCACACCCCCACCATGCTTTGCTAATAGCATTAATTCTAAGTTTTTAGAACCAATTTCAAATATACTATCACCCACATCGATACCGAAGCAAGATATAGGTAAACCTCTATCAGTACCGGTGTTTGCCAAAACAGGCGTTGCTAAACATAGCCAACCCTTCCACATATAGTCAAAGAATTTCGTTGCCAATTGTGGTTTCTCCAATCTTTTGGCAACTGCCGTAGCTACTCTCCAATATGCATCTTTAGGCTTTTCTCCGGCCTGTAAATATGTTTTAGATATAGTTTTTACATATATCTCATTGTTTCCCCAATAAGGGAAATCAACATCAATTTCCCAACCATTTTCTTCTCCGTAATTTTTCATAAACTTTTTTTAAAATATATCATCCCAATTTTCACCTTCACCTGCCTTACTATAATCAGTAGGTCTCATTGCAAAGAAATCGGTGTGTGTAACTCCCCCCGTAAGATGATAAAACCAATCTAATTCAGATGCTTTCTTTTCGTTAAACTCAAAGTAGTCATCTCCTCCTGGTATTGGATTGTAACCCAATTCTCCTAACTTTTCATTAACTCTTTTTGTAATGAATTCTTTTAAGTCATCTGCTTTAAGATTATCCAAATCACCCTGTTCGAAAATTTTATCAATGAACTTATGTTCTAAATCTCTAATGATTAATGCTGCTTTGTAGATATCAGCTTTAGCTTCTTCTAACAATTCAGGAAATTCACTACACATATGTCTGAATAATTGACAACCCATTTTTGAATGTAGTGATTCATCTCTTACACTCCACTTCATTTGTTGTCCTATACCTTTCAATAGATTTCTCATTTGGAAACTATATAGAACTGCGAATGAAGAATATAATGCTACACCTTCTGCAAATGCCGAAAAGATAGCGAGTGAACGAGCAACCTCAACTCTAGCCTGATGGTTTGTTTGTAAATCTTTTGGAGTCCAATCTGCTGTTGTGTTTGTTAGTAATTCAAATCTTTCTTTCATAACCTCATCATGCATAAAGCCTGCGAAGTCATCTAATCCTAATGTTTCATTTAAGTATGAGTATGCAACTGAATGGATTGTTTCCTGTGAACCAAATGCCATTGCCATCTGTCTAATCTCATGCTTTGGAAACCATTTTGTAACCATGCCAGTCCAATAGTCCGATACGGCACATTCAGTTTGAGCAAATCCTAAAAGAATATTACCTACTAAATGTTTTTCTTCTTCTGTTAAATTTTCATTCCAATCCTTCACATCCCCTTGCATTGGGATTTCAGTATGTAACCAAAAAGCCTGCATTTGCAATAACCACCCTTCATTATAATATTCTGGATATTCAAATGGTTTGTAGGGGATTCTATCAGTAAATAATTTGCTCATTCTATATAAATTTTTTATTAGAGTTGTAGATATAACTATTCATCAGTAATTAAAATTTTCCCTTTTCTTTAGAAAATTTTATATGACTTTTTGTCAGTTATCCCATATTCTCTACATACTTTTTGTGTAATAATTTCTTTTCTAAATTCTCTCCATTTTTAGAATCTTTTGTAGCGATTACACCATCAGCGGAGTTGGCTGCAAATATATCCATTACCCCATGGAAAGTATCAATCTTTGCCGGAAATGTCATTCCATCAGGTCCAAATCGATTCTTAACGATGTGAATACGGCCTGTGTTTGATAACTTATCCTTTGTTTTTCTACTAACACTCATAATGAAATCGGCAGTTTGAACTTTCTTATATGAATCACCAACTGAATCAGCTCCGATAATTTCGTGGTCAATAGCTGCTCTATTAGTTTGAGTTGCTGTCCAAATAGGAATTTGTTGTTCACCACTTAATCCTCTCAACTCTTCATAGATACCACCTAATTCTGCATACAATCCATCTCTATTACTATTACCACTTTTTAATAAATCAGCGTAATCTATAATGATTAGATTTGGATTAAATCCACTAGCTCTTAATTTTTCAATATGAGCCGAAAGTGTTTTGGCAGATGCAAATTGCGGAGGATAGTATTTAATACGAACTCTACCTGGCGTATTCTTAATCTTACGAATAATCTCATCTTTACGTTCTTTGTGTTCGGATGTTTGGATACCTGTAAGAATTGTTGTGTATCTCTGTCCCACATAACTTTCGGATAATTCCAAAGTATAATGTAAAACATTCATACCCTGCTGAACTGCTGAACATGCTATTTTAGATAAGAACCAACTTTTACCAATACCAGATGGAGCCATTACAACTCCTAATTCGCCTGGTCCTAATCCACCATCCGTTAATTCATCAATTACATCCCATCCCGTTGATACTGAAAAACGTTTAACATCTTCCATAATCAGTTCAAAATTATCGATGTAATCCATCCCTAAGTCGTTTTCTACACCAACTTTGGATGCTGCCATCATTGTATCTATAATCTTATCGTAGTTACCTGCTTTGAGTAAATCTACCGATTTTAGAAGGGCATCTTTTACTTTTTGATTCTTAGCAAATGTAAGATATTCTTTTTTAACATATGGTAAATCTTCCGAACCTATTTGTAAATAAACATTTTTTAATTGTTCAATTACAGTTTGCTTTAATGCTTTATCATCAACAACCCCTACTTTGATTTTAAACACTTCCATTGTGGGAACTGTTCGGTATTCATCGAAGTAGCGTTGTACTTCTTCGATAATCCATTGGTTGGCTTGTGATTCAAAAAAAGCTGGTTTGGTTATTTCAGTTACCTGTTCTAAGAACTTTACATCTGATATAAGAGAAGCAACAACTTTAGATTGATACGATTGGCCATATTTGACTAGTGTATCTATTGCTTCCATTATTTCTTAGTTTTCTTTCTTGCTAATTTTTTCTCTTCGATTGATAATTCCTCTACTTGGTCGGTAACTTGGTCACTAACTTGCACACTCTTTGGTTTTCGAGTTGCTAACTTCCACTCTGATTTTGGGCAGAACGCCCATACTTTACTACTTACTTTGGTATCCGCTTCTGAGTCTGCTACTCTACGAATTGTACCAATTTTATTGTCTTTTGTTTCTCTTACTACTTTAATACACTTCATACGGTTTGTCCATGTTTTAGTTTAAAAATTATTTTAATACCATTAAGATTTCTGATTCTCTTAATAAGGTATATTTTTCTCCATTGATTTTTACCTCTTGTCCCTGATGGTATGGTGGTAAAATCACTTCATCGCCTTCCGTTACACTCATTGGAATCAATGTTCCACTTTGTGTGTAAATGCCAGGTCCTACTTTGATAACCTCTGCACGCTTAACATCTTCCAATTTTGCACTATCTGGAATGATGATACCACCTGCAGTTCTATCACTTTGTTGTTCTAATTCTTTTAGGAGAACTCTATCTCCAATTGGTTGTGCTACTTTGTCTGCCATAACTTATTTTTTAAAATTTACTAATATGTGAAAATGTTGATTGTAACCAATCGTTTACATTTGGAAACGCATCTAACATACGATTCTTTATTCCTAACTTTAGAAATGAATGCTTATCAAACTTTGGAGTTGATTCATTGAACCTATCCATTATTTTTAAACGAAGCGTTCCACTAAAGTCTGGTTCGGATAACTGCATCAATTTACGATTTCTTTTTAAGATTTCCAAATTGTTTTGAAATAATTCGTGTGCTTTTATTTTCTTTGGTAGAGTTTCAATATACTCCAACATAGATTCGGTAGTATGCACATTTTCTTCAGTTAGTATTGGAAATGCTTTGATAATCGTTTTTGCACCTAAACCTGTGATACCTTCTACATTATCGGATTTATCGCCATCAATCATTCTGAAATTAATAAAGTTATGTGGATGAAATCCGTATTCTTCTTTTACTTCATCGATTGTATAAATCTTCTTCTTAGATGGTGAATATGCACTAACATCTTTATTCACTAATTGAAGAAAATCTTTATCCGAACTCATTATTACTACTTTCTCATTTTCTTTCTTTAATGTAGTAGCTATATAAGCCATTACATCATCAGCTTCGATTCCATCGTAAATCATAATGGTTACGGGTAGAGCAGATAGAAGTTCTCCTAATCCCGTCATTTGACGTTTCATAGATGCACTTTCTTCTTCAGGATTCATTTCAACTGAAGCGGCACGATTCAATCTCATTTTGATTTTATTCTTGCCTCTTTCGGATTTGTATCCTGCGTATATTTCTTTTCTGCTGTTTGAACCCCCTTTACCATCGAATACTACGACTACTCTTGTAGGGTTAATTAGTC